TAGTTAAGGTAGATATGAGCACTAAAAAGAATCTTGAAGCTGGTAATAAGACTAATAGATTTATGACTTCTGAGTTGAAGCAGTATCAATATTTAGATGCTAGTACACAAGAAGCTATAATGATGCATAGAGGTGATGCAACTTTTAAGATTTTGGCAAGGATGAGAGCTATTAAGAACTCCCCTGCTAAACAAGAAGCTGCAGAATGGTTAGTTAACCACTTAGAAGGAAGAAAATTAATCTTTTCAGCTACTATTAAACAAGCTGAATCACTATCTAAACATACATATCATAGTAAGACAGATAACATTGACTTACATAAGTTTATGGATGGAGAGATAGATACTATTGCAATGGTTAATGCAGGAGGTACAGGATTTACTTATAAAGAGGTTAGTCATTTAGTTTTAACACAAACTGATTCAGATAAAAATGGATTGACAAGTCAAAAGATAAGTAGAACACTACTAAACCAAAAGAACTATCAAGCAACTATATGGATTCTACAGTTAAATAATACTAAAGATGAAGCTTGGGTAGGTTCAGTATTACAGAATTTTGATCCTGAGAAAATTGAGTTCATTAACTACAAAGATATATCTAATGAGAATGGACACCCAACACCTTTAGATGATGGTTGGATAACAATTAAAGACTGAAAATGAAAGCAACAGTAACAATAATTAGACATTTCTATAAAGAGATAACACTCAATATAGAACAGGAACATATTGAAGGGTTAACAGCAGAGGAAATTGGAGACAAGCTTGTTAATGAGCAGATACCTTTTGGTGAAGATTTAGTAGATACTCAAGAGTTGGAGAGCCTTGATTTACATGGTGTATCTGATTCTGTAAGAACAAGTAGATTTGATATATATAATGAGGATGGAGGACATTCTTATGGAGGACATTTATAATGAGTGGAGTAATACCTTGGGAAGAACCAATAGAAAATCAATATAATATGGCAAGAAAAGTAGTAAAAATATTCTTCTCAGAAGAAGATTTACAAGATATGCAAGGAGAGCAAAAAGATGGTCTCTGGAATACTTGGACAGGTAAAACTGATTGTGGAGAAAACATTGATGTTGAACTATATTTAGGACAAGAAGATTAACAATTAAAATCAAAAGAAATGGAATACAAAAAAGGAGATAGAGTAACAATGCAAGATGGTACAATTCATAGAGAAGGTACTGTAGTGCAAGATGGTATAGACAGTAAAAACAGAGTTAGAGTGAGACCTGATGGTATTCCAATGGATATGTCAATATCATTGACACCTAATAATACTACTTATATCATAGAATAATGGCTATAGTACAAGAACATTATATAATTCTTAAAGGAGATGTAATTAAAGATAATGCTTTAACTCTTGAAGAAGCAAAAGAAAAATATAGTAAACTTAAACCTAAAAAAAGATTACTAGATGGGAGGTCTATTTATAAATTAGTAAAAGAAGAGTAAATGGCAAAAATAGTGACAATAAATCCTGAAGTAACCTCAGCATTAAGAGAATATAAAATCAATAAGGATGAAGCACAACTTTATCTTTTGGGTATTTATTTTAATCTTAATACTGAGTATATTTCAGAGATAACAAGGAAACAAGTCAATGCAATAGGCATTGTGGTAAGAGAGTACAGGGATAATTTTTCAATTCCTCATACTATAAAATGGGCAGTCCCATTATTCACTGAAGAGAAAGATGAAGCATTTAACTGGATTGACAGCTATAGAGAGTTGTTTGGTAATTTAAATCCAGAAAGAAAAGGAACAAAAGCTGCTGTTATGTCAAGAATGAAGAAGTTCTTTGCAGAAAATCCAGAGGTAAGAAAACAGGATGTAAGAGCAGCAACAGAAGCATATCTCAAGACTGTCAGAGACCCACAATATTTAAAGTCTGCTCATAAGTTTATCTATGAGGGTACAGGTTTTAGTAGAGTGAGTATGTTAGAACAGTATTGTGAGCAAGTAAAAGTAAGTGGTGCTACTGATGGCAGAAGCAATAAAATGAAAGGCTAAATGAATTTTGAATACAGATTTAAACAAGGAATAGCAGGATTAAATTTTGGATTACCAACAGGTATACCTGAAATAGATAGACTTGTTGGAGGTATTCAAAGAGAAGCTATCTATGGAATTGCAGCAGGTCCAAAAGTAGGTAAAACTACCTTTGCAGACTTTGGATTTGTGATTAAACCATCAGAATTTTACCTAGAAGAATTGAGCAGGGGGAATCCTAATAACTTAGAAGTGGAATGGGTATATTTTTCATTTGAAATAAGTAGAGTAAAGAAGGAGTTTAAGTATGTAACTTACTATATGGCAACAGATTATGGTATAACAACATTTGATTGGAAGGACCAAGTTTATGAGTTATCTCCAAATTACCTTGAGGGTAAGATGAGAGATAATGATGATGAGGTTATTATCCCATCAGAAGAACACCAAAGGATAGTCTTAGAGATTTATAGAAATAAAATAATACCCTTATTTGGAGAGTACAATGAGAAAAATGTACAGATAAAGAAAGGTTTAATTATTTTTGTAGATGTAAGAGATAATCCAACAGGAATTAGAAACTATTTAGGGAGATATTCATCCTTACATGGTACTTGGGTAAAGTCTCAGTATCAAGAGGAAGTAGGTAAAAACCATGATGGTACACCTATTTATGAAGTTAAAACTAAAAGAGAATCCTGGACTCCAAATAATCCTAATAGATTCACAATTATTATTACAGATCATTTAAGAAAACTGAAGGAAGAAAGAAACTTTCTGAAGAAACAGCTAGTAGATAAAATGGTGGAATATCAGGTAGAATTTAGGAATTGGTGTGGTTTTACATTTGTGGATATAATCCATCTAAATAGAGGTATGAGTGATGTGCAAAGATTGAAGTATAACAATGAGTTTATTTATCCAACAGGGGATGATATAAAGGAGACAGGAAACCTTTCAGAGGAGGCTGACTATATCTTTACTATGATGAACCCTAATGATGAGAAATATGGCTTATCTAAACACTTTGGCTTGCAGATTAAGAGTACTTCTAATGATGAGATTTATCCAAATTATATCTCAATCCATCTTGTAGAAAGTAGAGATACTGAATGTCCAGTACATTTCAGAACCATTATGAAAGGTAATATTAACACCTTTGTTCCCTTAGTTGAGAACACAGGCTATGGTAATTTTTAGAATAATATGGCAAATGGAGTAGCAGTAGTAACAGAGAGTGGATTTGGGAAGACCACCTCATTAGGACAAATACCTGAATTAGGTATTGAAGGCTTGAAGCCTGAAGAAACTTTCCTAATTAATATCAAAGATAAACCTCTACCTTTTAGGGGTTGGAAGAACAAGTACAAATCTATTCCAGACTTAGCAGTTGGACCACCAAAAATAGGAAACTATTTTGGTAGTAGTAACCCTTATGAGGTCATAAGAGTGATAAACTATGTAAGTGCTAATAGAAAGGAAATTAAGCATTTAGTTATTGATGATTATCAGTATTTAATGTAAGAAGAATTTATGCAAAATGTCTTAAAAGCAGGGTTTGATAAATTTAACAAATTGGCGAAAAATGCTTATGATGTAATCAATGCAGGTCTTATGGCTAGAGAAGATATGAATTTCTTTATATTAACTCACTCAGAGGTAATTGAGAATGGATTTCAAACTAGTTATAAAATCAAGACTATTGGTAAGATGTTAGATAGCAAGGTTACACTTGAAGGTCTATTTACCATAGTATTGTATGGTAAGCAAACATGGGATGATAAAGAGAAGAAAGTAATAAAGCAATTTGTTACCAACTTTGATGGACAATATCCAGCTAAGAGTCCTTATGGAATGTTTCCAGATAACTACATCTTAAATGATTTAGGTGCAGTGGCAAAGGCACTTCATGCATATAATCATGGAGAGGAAGCACCTGTTATACCTACAGGATTGCCTAAACCAAAAGAAAAAGAAGCAGTAGAATAAATAATTAATTTAAAATTAGATAGAAATGTCAGAGAAAGTACAATTAACAGTGAGTGGTATTCAAGCAGATTTGAATAATGGTTTATCAAGAGAAGAAATCAGGTTAAAATATGGTTTAACAGGTAAAGACCTTAAAGGTGTATTTTCACACCCTAAATTAAAAGGTTTGAAAACTAAAGTTGGACCTCAATATAACTTGGTTGATGATACTCCAGAAGTTGAAGTAGTGAATGAAGCAGAAGGTACTACTACAGAAGTTGAAGAAGTAGCTACACCATTAGTAGCTACAACTGAAGAGGTTGTAAATGATGATACTGCAGAGAACACTGTAGAGGACACTACAACAGAAAATGCCCCAGTTGTAACAGAAGAGTTTTAAACAATTCTTGAATAGTAAAAATTAATTTAATAACTTTATAGATTCAATAAGATTTATGGAAAACACTAGTGATAATACTCCTGCACAAGCAGGTTATGGTTATTCAGAACATGTGGCTAAAGATTCAGCCTTTGTATTTGGATTAAATGCAGGAAATGTAAGACTTAAAAAGTTTGAATGGACTGCAAATGGTGGTAAAGATGGAGCAGAGCAAGAGGCTATGGACATCATGTTTACTATTGATGGAGCTGATAGAGGATATAGAAGATTCCCTATTACAAGGGCATATATTCCTGACCCTACAAACCCTAAAGGACCACAAATTGAGGTAACAGATGCTAAACATCCTGCCCTTAAAGCAGAAAAAGATTTGTTTAGCCAAATTATGCTTCATATTGTAGGTTGCTTTGTACCTAAAGCAGATATTCTTACAGCTTTAAATGCTAATCCTATTCAAAGCTTCAAACATTTCTGTACAATTTTACAGGAGTTGTTACCTGTTGACTTTATGAACCAACCTTTAGATGGTTTTGGAGTATGGCAATGGAACATAGGAGGAGAAGCTAAGAATACATACTTAGAGTTTCCAAAGAACATGAAGCATGGTAGATGGTTAGAGAAAGCTATTGCACCTGTTGGGAAATGGGAAAAACAACAAAATCCTGGAGCATCTTCAAGTGAAGTAGCTTTAAGATATGTTGATGCAGATGGTAATAAACACCCTTTCAGTAGAAATGGATGGTTTATGGAATCTAACTTCTCAGCACAACAAAGAGAAGCACAGTCTCAAGGAGGTCAAGCTATGCAGGGTTCTGCAGGTGCTGGTACTGGTGGAGATTGGTAAAATAAAAGAAGACAGATATACCCCACATATATCTGTCTTTTTATTTATAACATTTAAAACAATGGCAAGATGAGTGATTATGGGTATAAAGAGTCTAGAATATTTATTTCCAAGGAGGAGATATTAATGAGGGTAACACAAGAGGAAATATTTAAGATGATACTAGGCTACTTACCTAGAGAACATAGATATATACAATCACCCTTTAGGAAAGATAGGATACCTGATTGCTACTTTGAATGGTATAAAAATTCTCTCTGGTTTATTGATTGGGCAGAACCCATAAGAAAAAGACAACATAGAGACTGCTTTAATATGGTACAAGACCATTTTGGAATCTCATTTTACAAATCTCTTGAGGTTATAAATGAACATTTCAAGCTGAATCTCTTAGCAGGACATCATGATGACTCTCATTATGTAGTTGAAAAGAGAAAGCGAATTTTAGAGATAAAAGAAAAGAAAAAGAACCCTCATGCTATGCCATTTAAAGCAAGAGTCTTCAATGCACAAGGGGATAAAGAGTTTTGGTCTCCTTTTCAAATAACTAGGAGTGACTTGATAGAAGATAATGTTTTCCCAATTATTTGGTATAAAATCTTCAGTAGAAGACTTCAAGACTATGTAGTAATAAGACCATCAACAAGGTCTTATCTAGTAGGTAATTTTGATGAGAGAAGAAAATTCTATACACCTGACAAGCAAGGAAAAGGCAAATGGGCAACTAACTGTATATCAAATGATATATGGGGATTTGAGGATTTACCTTTAAAAGGAAAAAGATTAATAATAACTAAATCTTACAAGGATTGGAGAGTCCTTAAAAATCAAGGCTTAAAGAATGTAATTGCCTTTCAAAATGAAGGAATGTACCCAAAGGAGGAAATTCTTAAGGCACTGCTAGAGAGATTTGAAGAGATTATCATCTTTTTTGACAATGACAGGACAGGGATATTGGCAGCTGAAAAACTTGTAGACCACATTAATGTTATGTACCCCAGAAAAGCAAGGTGCATATATTTAAAGGAAAGCCTACAGAGAGAAAGGATTTCAGACCCTTCTGACCTTATAAAATGTAAGGGAAAAGAGCCATTGACAAGCTTCTTAAATGAAGTAAAATTAATTAATTAATTTAATACAAAGAAAACATGTTAGTAAAAGTATTTTCCACACAAATGGGAGAAAGAGAAGTAGAAACAAATGCAACTACTTGGGGTGATTTGCAAAATGATCTTAAAAAACAAAGCATTGGATTCAGCAAAATGAAAGCTGTAATTGGTGAAACTAAATTGACATTAGAAGCTGATGGGGCTATGTTGCCAGCACAAGGGTTTACATTGTTCTTGATGAACAAGAAAACTAAAGCTGGAGGAACTGATGTATCTAGCTTGAGCTACAAAGAGCTAAGAAAAACTATCAATGTCATCCTAAAAATGGATGAAGATGCTAAAGACCATTTTAATGAAGGTAAGAACTATACTACTAAAAGTACACCTATTCTAAGAGAAATGTTAGAATCTTATAGTGGTGTAGTACCTACTGTTAAAGAATGTGAAGACTATATTCCTCAAGCTATCAAGAAAGGTAGAAAGAAACATAGTGCTACTGTAATCAAAGAGGAGAAAGCTGTAAAAGTTGATAAACCTAAAAAAATCAAAGGCAACAAGACTAAAGAACCAGTAATGAAGCCTGTTGATGAGCCTATTGTTCCAGAGCCAATCAAAGAAGAAGCTCCTAAGAAAAAGAATGCTGTAATTGAAGCTGCAAACAATGCTGTTGCTAATGTTGTAGAGTCTGTTAAAGTATCTAAAGAAGAGAAAGAACCTGATTACACTCATTCTGGTTTACAGGGGCTACAAAGAGCTTCAGAGATATTAGATACTGTAGATATCAAGGATTTAGATAGAGAACTACAAGAAGATATTGAATCTTTAACTGCAAGGTTAGGGAAGAAATATAAGAAAGCAGCTAAAATT